ACACCAGGTGGGGTTGCCGCATTCCAAGGTACGGGTGCATGGAGTAATGCTGAGACAGCCTCTCCTAAACCTGGCGATATAGTCTTCTTTGATTTTGTCGAGGGTGGTGCTGCAGTTGAACATGTAGGGATTGTACTTAAAGATAACCTTGATGGTACCCTTACCACTATCGAAGGCAATACATCACCAGAGAAGAAAGCCAAAGGCTCACAAGCCAATGGTGGAGAAGTTGCAGTACGTATCAGAGCATACAAGAAAACCAACAAGCGCAAACTCACAGCCCATGTTGTGGGATTTGGCAGACCGAAATGGAGTAAATAATGAAGGTAGATTTTAAAGACTGGAAGTCAGTTGTGACTGCCGTCACAGCAGCACTGGTAACATGGAGTGCATTGAAGTTTGCAGTGGACTCAGGGTCAATCCTAGCAGTTATCACAGCCTTCACTGCTGGAACTGTGCAGAGTAAGCCTAAGATTTAATACCCTTTAAAGGGCCCTAGCAGGCCCATAGAGACAAGAAACCCCCCTTCCTAAGGTAATCACCCTAGGTTGGGGGGTCTTTTGTTATGCCTTAAATCTCGTCGTCTGCTTCCCAGTCTTCGAGATAGTCATGGAAGTCCTTCATATGTTTCTTAAATTTGTAGTTCTGGTATCTGCTAATCAGTTCATAGAATACATCGTGAACAGCAAGTGCTAGTAGTACTGCAGTAAAAGCTTGCAACATAGTTTATTCTCCTATATAATATATATTATTATATACTATATAGAAGCCCCTTAAGGGCTTCTTATATAATATATTAATATCAATTATACACAGGAAGCTGACTTTGTCAAGTGTAAAAAAAGCTTGACAACATGACACTAATATGTCTATAATCTGGACATGAGCATACAACTTGGAGATTACGAACTACCTGAACACGTGAGTTACTCAGCGTTCAGCACCTATGTTGACTGTGGATATCAGTACTACCTTGGGCGATTGCTACAGGTACCTGAGGCTCCATCAGTCTGGTCAGTAGGGGGCAGTGCCTTCCACACAGCAACAGAAATGTGGGACTTTGAAAATGCAGAATGAATTATGGGAGAAGGCCTGGGCTAAGGAACTTGGTGACACTGACCTAACCAACGCACGTGTTGGAGGCAGGGCAACCAAGGCAAACCCAGATAAAGAGAACGTTGCTTTCTGGCAAGATGCTGGTCCTCGATGGGTGCAAGCTTATATCGACTGGCGCAAGGCTAACCCTGACTGGAAAATCTGGAAGACTCCAGATGGTATACCAGCAATCGAGTTAGCGATGTTACCTCAGTTTGCTGGCGTGCCAGTCAAGATGATTCTTGACAGAGTGTTTGAAGTCAATGGCGAGTTAGTCATCGTCGACTTGAAGACCTCTCAGCAAACACCAACCAATACACTGCAACTCGGATTCTATAAGATAGGTTTGTTAAAGACCTATGGAATCGATATTAAGTGGGGGACTTATTGGATGGCACGCCAGCATGGGGTATCACCATTAGTAAGCCTTGAACAGTACACTGAAGATAAGCTTGAGTATCTTGTATCAGGTTTTGATAAAGCACGCAAGGCTGGAATCTTTTTACCTAACACAAACAACTGCCAATACAAATGTGGACTAACAGCACACTGTCAGTTCTCAACGAAGATAGGATAACAAATGGAAGAATGGAAACTGCAAGTATCATACAAGACACCTGCTGGGGATATGATTAATATCCGTGCTAACACTGCTGATGAACTCAGCGTTTTACTAGAAGGCATCGGTGATTACTCAACGCAAGTAGCAGCCGTACAACGATTGGTTGTTGGTGCTTACAATGCAGCCCCTTTGGGGACCACGCCTTCAACTCTAGGCACAGCGCCATCCACTTACTCCGCTCCACCCCAGGTGCAGGCTCCGTTACTTACACCTCCACCAAGCGCAGTAACACCATCAGGGACAGCGAGCCCAACGTGCATCCACGGAGCACGAATCTTCCGACAGGGAGTGAGCAAGAACACTGGAAAGCCTTACGCTTTCTGGGCATGCCCAACTCCTCAGGGAACACCTGACCAATGCAAGCCAGTAAACTAGCGAGAGGGAAACAATGAGCATCTGGGATAATCCTGAGTTCAAGAATGAATCAAGTGGGGCCTATGTTAATTTCAAAAGCATCGGTGACTCAGTAGAAGGAACAGTACTAAGTGTTGGTCTTCAGACATGGGACGATGGTACTATTGCACCAAAGATTGTACTTCATACCAATGAAGGTGAGCGTACGCTAACAGCAGGCCAGGTTCGATTGAAGATGGCACTGGCAGATAAGCGCCCTGAACAGGGTGACTATCTTGCTGTTAAGTTTATATCTATTGAAGACCGTGGTGGTGGTAAGACACTTAAGCACTTCAATGTAGATGTCCGCAAGGCAATGACAGACGCACCGTTTTAATTAAATAGATGAGAGAACGCAGCTACCGAAACGTACCACAGAAGTGGCTGCGTTCTTTCTATAAAGAAGGGAATGATGAAGAATGCGTACACTTGTCCGCTCAGTTGGTCGTTCCAGTATTGGTGGAGAACCGCTCCCTAGTTGCTTTAAGGCATTCGAAAGTAACAAGATTATCATCAGGCGTTCTGAGGTTTCGATGTTCGCCGCTGCGCCTGGAGTAGGTAAGTCAACACTAGCACTAGCACTTGCTTTGAAAATGAAAGTCCCCACACTTTATGTTTCAGCAGATACCAACGCACACACTATGGCTATGCGATTAGCCTCAATGATTTCAGGTAAGTCTCAATCAGATGTAGAAGCATTAATGAATGTGGACCATGGCTGGACTAAGGCAACACTTGCTAAGGGTTCACATATTGTATGGTCATTTGAATCAGCACCAACACTTCAGGATATTGATGAAGAGGTGCAAGCATTCGAAGAACTATGGGGTTGCCCACCAACTCTTATTGTAGTAGATAATTTAATGGACGTAGCCACCGATGGTGGCGAAGAGTTCGCATCTATGCGAGCAGTAATGAAGGAGTTAAAGTATCTTGCGAGAGCGACTAACGCTGCAGTGGTTGTACTACACCACACTTCGGAGGCTGTCCCAGGTAGCCCGTGTCAACCGCGCTCCGCTATTCAGGGCAAGGTTGCTCAACTTCCTGCTCTTATATGTACCCTCGGCGTTGTTGGTACTTCTATGGGTGTTGCACCTGTTAAGAATAGATACGGTAGAGCTGATGCAGGAGGAGGACTCATGACATGGGTAGCCTTTAATCCAGAGTATATGTTCATCGACGACATACCAGAGAATGTGTAGATATGACAACTAGAAAAAGCCATAAGGCTAGAGGAGCAACCTTTGAAACAGACTTACGAAATTACTTTCGCACAAATGGATACAACGCTGAACGACTTGCAAGAACAGGTGCACGAGATGAAGGAGATATTGTTGTCTCTTCGGATTTCCTTGGCTCGATTGGAGTCATTGAAGCAAAAGCCCCAGGTGCAGGAAACAAAGTCGACCTCAGTGGTTGGACCAGAGAAGCGCAGTTGGAAGCAACGCATTATGCTGAAGCCCGAGGATTATCGAGAGACCAGATTACACCTGCGCTCATCATTAAAGCGAGAGGCAAAGCCATTGCGGACGCCTACTTGGTATTTAGATTAGGGGATATATTCGGTGAATGATTTACCTAGCATCAAGTCAGTGCTTGAACACTACGGTGCTAGTATTCTTCGTGACCATGGACAAGCAAACCTTAAGTGTCCATTCCATGGGGACAGTCATCAATCAGGTACAGCTAACTTAGATAACAATCTTTTTGTTTGTTTCGCGTGTGGTGTACAAGGAAATAGTTTACAGATTATTGCACAACAGGAAAGGTGCGACATACATGAAGCAGCAAAGTTCGCAGAAGGAACTCTTGGGCATAGCATCAAAGAAGTATCAGGAAAGTATTCATCTGGCCGAAGACTACCTTCGAAGCAGGGGTATCACAATGGAAGTGGCACGGTTGGCACGATTAGGCGTAGTCGCGGAGCCTGAGCCAGGACATGAACAGTATACTGGACGACTCAGTATACCGTACATTACAAAGACTGGTGTTGTTGACTTGCGTTTCCGTTCTCTTAACCCTGCTGTTGAACCAAAGTATATGGGCATGGTTGGTAGTGATACTCGTATGTATAATGTACTTGACATTGAACGTGCTGGTGATTGGATTGGGATATGCGAGGGAGAGTTAGATACCCTTACTATGTCCCGCTTGATTGGTGTTCCATGTGTTGGAGTTCCTGGTGCTAACAGTTGGAAGAAACATTATACAAGATTACTTGCAGACTTTGAAAGAGTCTTTGTCTTTGCTGATGGTGATGCCCCAGGGCGTGAGTTCGCAAACAGTTTGGCAAGAGAACTTCCAGTAACAACTGTCTCCTTCGGAGATGGAGAAGATGTTAACTCAGCCTATACTAAATATGGTGCACAGTTCATCAAAGAAAAGATGGGACTAACTAATGAAGAATAAGATACACCCTTGCCCACAATGTGGTCAGACATTTGAAGATGTATTCGAAGCAGTTGACCACTTGTTAGAAGATGATGAAGAGTTTGACCCAGCATTAATCTTACCTAATGGTTATCGTTTAATGGTAGGGTCATTACTTAAATGTATGTATAAACATTCTAATGAACCTGAATTAATTGAGAAGATAACACAGGATACATTCATGACTCTATTCATGGCAGAGACAGAACCTGATGTGATAGTTGATGTGATTGAAGATATGATTGTTGGCACTAGTATGGCAGGGATTGATGACGAACTCAAACACTTACTTGAAGATGGAGAATGAGGAGATATGGCAGATTATCCAATACGTATCAGGACTGGGATTGAAGATAGAGTCGTATCAGAAGGTAGACGGTCAGCTAAAGATAACCTTAGCGATACCTCTATTGTACGCGAAGTCCATATAGAAGTGCACTTGAGCAACACAATCAAAGAACTCTCTGACTTGTTGTTGAGTAAGCATAAAGACTATGGTCCTAAGAATATATCGCAAGCACCTGGCGGTGCAATCAATGGCTTGCGCGTACGAATGCAT